ATGATCAGATTCATCGACGAGTACCGTGATCGTTTCGGGGTCGAGTTCCTCTGTCGTACGCTGCGTGCGGCAGTTCGTGGGTTCCTCACCTCCCGCGGATACCGGGCCGCGAAAGCCCGGTCGGCCTCAGCCAGGCAGCTGCGCGACGAGTTGCTCCTCCCTGAGATCCGGCGGCTCCACGCGAAGCACTATGGCGTGTACGGGCGCCGGAAGATGCATGCCCTGCTGAAGCGTGAGGGGTGGAAGATCGGCCGCGACCAGACCGAGCGTCTGATGCGGCTCGCCGGCGTGCGCGGGGTACGGAAATCAAAGCGCGTGTTCACCACACGCCCTAACAAAACGGCGGCACTGCCTGCCGATCTCGTCAACCGGAGATTCGCCGCTGACGGGCCGCGCAAGCTCTGGGTGTGCGACGTGACCTACGTCGCCACCTGGTCTGGGTTCGCCTATGTCGCGTTCGTCACTGACGTGTACTCGCGCAGAATCGTGGGCTGGAATGTCGCTGCGACGCTGAAATCTGAGGTTCTGCCGATGCAGGCACTCGATATGGCTGCGTGGCAATCGGGCGGCAGGCTCGATGGCCTGATCCATCACGCCGATCACGGGTCGAATTACACCGCCATGGTCTATACGGATCGCATTGCGGAACTCGGAGCAGTGCCCTCGACCGGGACGGTCGGCGACAGTTTTGACAATGCCATGGCTGAGGCGGTCAACAACCTCTACAAGACCGAACTGATCCGACAGCAGGGCCCCTGGCGGACGGTTGAGCAGGTCGAACTCGCGACCCTCGAATACGTGTGGTGGTGGAACCATGAGCGCCTTCACGGGGAGCTCGATATGCGTACCCCGATCGAGGTCGAGCAGGCCTACTATACTGAGGCCGAGGAACTTCTGTCACCGACAGGTTGACAGGAAAACCGGTCGGAACTCAAACCAGGCCAATTCAGGCTCCCGCTTCGGGGAAGCTTCGGACTTGATCACGCCCCACACCGCCCAAGTCACGGACTGGGCGTGCGAGATCGGCTTCGTCGGGTCAGACGGCTCCCATGTGAAGCCGGCGCGGCCGATCGCTCGAGTCGTCGCGAGCTCGAGCGACTTCGTCACCTCGGCCTGATCCCGGTGCAGCACGAGGCCGTCGTTCGACATCTCGATGAAGATCGAGTGCGCGGCGGCGAGCTCGTCAATGCTCATCGGCAGGTACTTCACGCCGACACGGTCGAGATCCGCAAGGATCATCGCCGCGTTCTTCGGGTCGACCACCACGAGAGCGTTCCCAAGCTCAGCCTTGAGTGCTTTCACGTCGTCGGCGACCCAGCGCACCTTGCGGTCGGTCTTGTGGTGCTCGACCGCGATGTGCTCGTCGTCGACGCGGATCGCTTTCGAGATCGTCGCGTACCCGCCACCACGGCCGACGGCGATCGCGATCACGCCCCCGTCGCCCTTCACCGGGTGGTCGCCCGCGACGCGCTTCCACACCGCGATGTCGAGCTCGGAGAGCTGCTCCGCTTCCTCTTCGCGTCGGTTCGGCCAGATCGAGAACCGCAGCCGCTTCACCGATTCCGGGTCGAGACGCGAAATCTCATCCTCGATGGTCGCCCGAGTCAGGCCCGGCCGGTAGCCCAGGCCGGGATTCCCGGCCCGCCACACCTCAGGATCTCGAATGTCGATCTTCGCCGCGACGTCTGGGTCGTGCGACCCCTTCGGGTTGAACTCCGCCCACCCGGTGCGCGGGTCAGTTCCTGCCCGGCCACGGTCGCGCACTCCTTCGAAGTACTCCGAGTTGTTCAGTTCGTCAGGGACGGTGCCGGTGAAGAGTGCCTGCGTGTTGTCCACCGCTGACATGGTCGGCAGCAGCGCATCCATAGCGGGCTGCGGGGTCTCCTGCGCCTCGTCCACGACAAGGACATCGACGGTGAAGCCGACGCCCGCGTTTCGCGACCTGGCCATGAAGATGAGCCGGTTGCCGTTCGCGAGCTCGAAGCCGCGCCACTGGTTGTTGTCCTTGATGCCACGCTCACCGCCCAGCAGCTCGCCCATGAGCAGCGGCGACGAGGTGATGACCCGCTTCAGGCGCCGGAAGGCCTCGATGGCGGTCTTCACCTCGTGCGCGGAGTGCAGGATCGTCTTCGGCTCCCCGTCAGCCTTCGGCCACAGAAACAGGTGCGCGAGCTCGAACGGCAAGATGATGTTGCCCTTGCCGTTCTGCCGGCTCACGAGCACACCGAACTCCGTGCACACCCACCGATCTGAGGCATCGATCGAGAGAATCGCGTCGAGCGTGAGCTCCTGCCACGGATCCTCCCGCAAGCCGGCGACCGCAGCGAGGTCGAGGGCCTCGCCCACCCGGGATCCGGCCCGGTCTGGGACACGGAGGAGGCTAGGCTCCTGCAGCCCGAGCAGCTTCTCGCTGCTCCCGCTCTGCCCTGGCAGCAGCAAGCTGGTCTTCAAGGGTGACCCCCTTCGTCGACTGGCCATTGCCCTGAATCTCGGAAATCTCCCGCAGGATCTCCCGCTGCTCCCGCAACGCGAGGTACGCGCGCGTCGGATCGGTCGTCGTCAACGCGGCAACCACCGAACGCGACTGCTCGAGCATCTCCCGCAACGTCTCCAGCCGGGAAACGTGCCCCTCAGGCGTCGTCGGCACCGGCTCAACAACAACCGGTGCCTTCTCGGCTTCGCGAGCGACCTGCTTCTCCCGCCGAACCTCAGCCGAGTTAGAACGCTCACGCGAATTCGCGCGCTTCGCATCCCTACACGCATCACACACCGGCGACTTCTCCCGCAGATGCCGCCGATACGCCGCGTACGTCCCACACGGGGCCTTCGGACGCGCCATATCGCACCCCCTTAACTCAATTCGCACCCCTCGCGAATTCGCAGGGTCTGTCCGATAAACGGTGTGTGGGATCCGGCGGTTTTCATTCGTGAGTGGTTTTCTCGAACCGTCCGGCGAAGGTGATCGCGAACGCGTTCAGCGCGGGCTTCCACCTCATCACCCAGCGTGCCCTTCCGCCGCCAGTCGGGTCAAGCGACCGCGTCACGAGGTAGAGACATTTCAGCGCGGCGGCCTCGTTGGGAAAGTGCCCCCGAGCTCTCACGGCGCGCCGATAGCGAGCGTTGATTGACTCGATCGCGTTGGTCGTGCAGATCACCCGCCGGATCTCGACGTCATACTCAAGGAACGGCACGAACTCCGCCCAGCTGTTCTTCCAGAGCTGCACGATCGCCGGATACCGTCCGCCCCACTCGGCGGCGAACTCCTCGAACCGATCCTTCGCCGCCTGCTCCGACGGGGCCGTGTAGACGGGTTTGAGGGAACGGACGATCGCGTCGCGGTGTTGCCGCCCGGCGTAGCGGAAGCTGTTGCGGATCAGATGGACGATGCACTGCTGGACGACCGTTTGCTCCCAAGTGGTGTTGATCGCCTCCGGGAGACCCTTCAGCCCGTCGCAGACCGCGATGAGCACGTCCTCGACACCCCGGTTCTTCAGCTCGGTGAACACCTGCAGCCAGAACCTCGCACCCTCCTGACCGTCACCGGCCCAGATGCCGAGGATGTCGCGTTCCCCGTTCACGGTGACGCCCATCACGACATAGAACGGGGTGTTCCTCACCTGCCCGTCACGGACCTTCACCACGATCGCGTCGACGAAGATCACCGGGTAGAGCGCATCCAACGGCCTGCTCGACCATTCGGCGAGTTCCCCGGCGACCTTCTCGGTGATCCGGCTGATCGTGTCCTTGGAGACCTTCGCCCCATAGACCTCGTCGAAATGCGCAGCGATCTCACCGGTCGTCAACCCCCGAGCGGAAAGGGACAGAACGATCTGATCGATGCCGTCCAGTCGGCGTTTCCGCTTGGGGACGATCACCGGCTCGAACGACCCGTCTCGATCTCGCGGGACTTCGATCTCGACGGGGCCGATCTCTGTCAGCACCGTCTTGACCCGCGTCCCGTTACGCATGTTCTCGCCGATTGGGGTCCCGCCGTGCTCGTGGCCGAGGTGCTCGGTCAACTCGGCATTCAGCGCGGTCTCGAGGACGTTCTTCGTGAGCTGGCTGAGCAGGCCGCCCGGCCCCGTCAGGCTCACGCCCTGCTCCTTCGCCTGCGCGAGCAAGCGTTCTGCGAGTTCTTTCTGATCGATGATCTCCCCGGTCACGGGATCAATCATCTCGTCGTCAACAACGACAGTGGTCGTGTCAGCCACGGCCATCTCCTTTCGGATCAGGCCGGACCCTCACACACCATTATTCAGACAGTCCCAAGACGCACGGGGGGATACCTGCCTCGGCCGAGCGGGAGAGTGGCAGCGGAGGGGTGGTCCTGGATTTTTCAGGGGGGGGAGGGGGTCAGGCGTGTGGGCAGTCGAGGACGCACTGCGCGGCACTGCGCCCTTCGGGGCAGGCGTGCGGGTCGTGCGTGATGCTCTTGAGTTCGTCGCGGAGCTCTGCGGCTGCGCGCTCAAGTGCTTCTGCGATGACGATGCGCCCGGCTTTGGTGTAGGAAGCGACGAGTTCGCCGGTGATGGGGATCTCGATGGTTCCGATCTCGAACGGTGTCCCGTTGAAGATGGATGCGTGGAGCTTGATAGGGATCGTGCCGAGGGTGCTGGCCATGGTGGGTTCCTTCTGGTTCAGGCGACGCGGTCGCGGTCGACGGTGACCGCGCACGGTGCAGCTTCTGCGAGCATCTCGTCATAGGCAGGGTGGTCGGTGGCTGCGGTGGTGGCGTAGACGGGGCCGGTGCGGCCTCGTGCGGCCCAGGTCGTGCTGGGCGTGACGGTGACGTGATGGCGCCAGCCGCGCTGCTTCGCGTACTCGGCGGCGTCGTGCATGGAGACTGCGAGGATGATCGGGTTCACTTGCCCTCCTCGTACTCGCTGCGTCGGCGCCCGCGCCATGGGTGACCCTTCGGGATGGTGAAGCGTGCTCGCCGAGTGAGAAGTGTGCAGTGTCCGCTGCTGTAGTCCCTGACGGGGTCCCCGTCAGCGTCGGGCACAGGTACGTGGGCGATGATCTGGTGGCCGTTGATCTGCCTGATCGGCTTGTCGAGCAGTGCCGCATTGGACCATGCTCGGGGCCCGGTCGTGATGATGGGGCCAAGGACCCGCGCTGCAAGTTCTCTGAAGTCGGGGTCTTTCACGTTGCCTCCCAGATCTCGACTTGGGCGGCGTCGCCCTTGTCTCGGTTGCACTTCCGATGGAACGGGTGCAGGTCTTGCTTCACGAGGTGCCCACCGTTCGCGAGCGCGTCCGGGTGGTCGGCGGTGAACGACATCGGATCCGTGTAGGGGAGGGTCGTGTCGATGGGTTGTCCGCAGCCGTAGTCGCTGCCCCATCCACAGGGGAGGTTGTCTCGGGCGGTGCGGCGCTTGAGCGCGGCCTGCTTGCGGCGGTACGCGCGGTGGCCGTGGCCGTTGCGGATCTGCTGGGTACCCACTGACTCCTCCTGGGGCATGCAGAAGCCCCGGGGCCGATGTGGCTAACCGGGGCTCTGGCAGGTGGATCTACTGGTTGATGCTCAACCGAACACGTTGACGTCGACGCCGTCAGCCCCCCGGATGACGACCGTTTCGAGGTCGGGGACATTCTGTGCGGTAAGGCTGAGGATGTTCTGGCCCATCTCCTGGGCAGTCGGCTTGTCGATCGTCTCTTGGACATAGACGCGGATAGTGCCGTCGTACATGTCTTCCCACTCGGTAATCGCGTAGATCGGCTTGGTGACTCCATCCGCGGCGGCGAGCTCGATCAGATCTGATGCTCCCCACGCGTTGAGATACTCCTGATGAGTGCGGGCCGCCAGGTCACTTGCGGGAGCGGCATCCTCGACCGGTGCTTCAGTAACTGGCGCTGGCTCAGGGGTGGCCATTTCGCGTGGCGCAGCCACCGGCGATTCCTCTTTCGCTTCGGTGCGGTCGGGACCTCCGGTGATCGCCTGCACTCCTCCGCTTATGATCCCGACAGCGAGGAATGCTCCGATCGCGATTGCCCACCATGTGCGGTACCAGGGCTTCTTGGTAGCGGGTTCATTCATGGCTCTCACGATAGCCGACGGTGTGCGCGGGCTTTGGGCGCCCTTGCCCGACGCACACCGCGGGTCGGAAGGAATGAGAAAGGGCCGGTGCCGCGAGATGCTGTCTCGCGTCCGGCCCACTTGCTCAACACTCAAGGTAGGGGGTGACACTAGTCCCTCGTCAAGAACTCGTGTCCGTCGGCGTGTCGCCCGTGATTCTGCGCATCCTCCACTGGTGCGCTGGCCAGGCTTTCAGTGCTCTTCGGTAGTAAGCGAAGAGCACCTCGCGGTGGACTCGCTTGCGGCCGTCAGGGTCGAGGCGCATGGGCATGCCGTGCCGGTTGTGCCAGCGTTGGAGTGCGCGCACGGACCGGTTGACCTCTCGCGCGGCTTCCCGGTAGGTCAGCCATCCGTCCATAGGTGGGGGTAGTCCTTCCAAGGCCAGGCGTCGCGGCAGGCGTCGCAGCGCATCGTAGGTTCGTCCGCGGAGATCTCGAAGGTGGCATGGAGCATGCGCTCGCCGCAGGTAGGGCAAGGCCGGGGACGGTAGGCCCGAAACTTCGGCTCTGCTCGTGGGTAGCGCTTCCGCATCTCCCTGATCGTGCCGACGAGGTGTTCGGGGGAGTCGCCGAGCTTCCCGTCTGCCGCGATCTGTTCCAGGTGGTGGAGCTGCGCTATCAGCCAGGTGCGGATCTCACCCACCCACGCGAACGCCTCGTCAGGGCGACAAGACGGGAGCCCCTGAGGTTCCGTTGCTCCTTGCCAGTATCGGCCGCGTACGGGGCGCGGGGCGGGCGCTCCGGTGTGCTCCGCTACCTCCCGAGCGAACAGGATCAGTTCGGCGTACAGGGCGTCCGCGTCGTCGGCCGGGTCCACGTTGTAGGGGAGACGTGCAGGGTCGCTGCCACCCGACACCCGTACTGCTTCGGTGTCCTGCGCGCGCACCGTGGTTTCGACGATCTCGCGCATGTGCAGGATCTGGAACGGGGCCTGGTCGAGGTGCCAGCGGAACCACTCGGACCAGGTGCGGTCAGTGGTCACGTCAGCTCACCCCGCTTCGCCGCTGAACTGATTCTGGTAGCAGCCTCCAGAAGTAGCGCCCAGGTGCGATCCCGATCGGACTGCGGCAGGCCGTCCCACAGCTCGTCAGTCCAATCCTCACGGCGCAGCACATCGGCCACCTTCTCTGGGTCGAGCACCGGCTGCGCAGCGAAGCGGTGCGAGCAGTCCATCTTGTGGCCCTCGGATCGATGGCACTCGGCGCACCCGCTCGGCCTCTGCGGGGTGCCTGCTACCGTTGCCTGGTGACTGCGCCCCTCGTCTTCTGGACCATCTTCACGGCCGCCGCGATCGTCATCTCCGCCGTGACCGCTATCGTCGCTTACCGTCGGAGTCGACGCGACCGGTGACGGCTCCTGCGGGGCGACACCAACAGCAGCGGTGAGAGCATCGCGCATGTCGCCTCGGATCATGCGACGCACCTCCTCGCCTAGGTCTCGCCACTCCTCCACCGTCTCGCACGAGAATGCGATGGATGCTCGCTCGATCTGTTCCTCGGTGGGGTCGCCCACGAGCAGGCCAGCAGCACGGAGGCGGGCGACGATTCGATGCGACAGCCAGACGCGCTCGGGAAAGGGGTGCAGCACCTCCTCGATGATCCGCTCGGCGGTCATTTTCGACATCACGCCGCCTCCTTCCTTTGACTTGTTGCGTTTCGGATCTTCATGCACTCTCGACAATGACGAGATCCCTTGCCACCAACTCGATAGGTGTTCTCGGGCGTGTATTCGTGGCCCCGCGAGCAATGTGTCTTCCGACCCATCCCATGCGTCCCGTGGCGAGCGCGTCATGCATGCGCCAGTCGATGAACGCGAGCAGGTGCCCACCAGGGCGGAGCACGCGGCGCGCCTCCCACCCGAACTCGCGCATCGTCCACACGAACCCACGCGTGCTCATGCCGTCGCCCGCGATCCAGGCGTCGTCTTCCATGCTGTGGATCATGCTCTTGCGGAGCGATCGCGCAGCCTCGCGGCGGCCACCGCTCGAGAACGGCGGATCCGTGACGATCGTGTCGACCGATCCGTCAGGGAGCCTCCTCATCTCCGCGAGCGCTTCGCCAAGGATCATGTTCCCCGTCGCCCTGGCGCTCATGCTGCACCGCCTCGGTGCTCGTCCGCCGACTTCTCGACGCGCTGATCCGCGCGGAACGCGGCGTGGCAGTCCTCGCACGTCGACCCTGACTGGACGATCGGCGCGGAGGAGCGCCCGCAGTAGGTCGCGCCAGGGCTGAGGCCGGGCATGCAGGTGCGCTCGTTGCTCTTCACAGCACGACCTCCCCGCCCTCAGCGACGACCATGCCGTGCACCATGCGCAGACCACGCTCGGCCATGTCCTCCGCGATCGCCCGATCCGCGGCCTCGGCTGCCTCGACAAGTTCGAGTGCGAGGTCGCGGGCCTGCTCCGACGAGTAGGTGGTGCGCTTCTTCTCCTGCCGGAGTTCGACCTGGCATTCGTCGGTGACCTGCACCTCTGCGATGTCGATGACGATGCTTTCTCTGATAGCCATTTCCTTCATTCCTTTCTTCAGAACATGCCGAGCGGCTTGGAGGTGACGCGCGCGAAGCGGCCCTCCCAGCGCAGATCTCGGCGCCCAACACGGCCGTGGCGGTTCTTCGCCACGTACATCTGCAGCACGTCACCCGGCTCATCGTCGGCCTCGAGCTTGCGCTGCAGCATCAGCACGACGTCGGCGTGATGCCCGATCGCATCCGACTTCGACAGGTCTGCGAGCGTCGGCGGGCGCTGGGCCGGCTGGTTGCCTTTGCCCTTCGTCTGCACGCTCTCTCGGTTGAGCTGCGACAGCACGATCACCGGGCACCGGAGCTCGCGGGCGAGGATCTTGAGCTGGCGCGCGATCTCGCCGACCATCTCGTGCACTGGCATCCGCTTGTCGTGCGAGGAGATGAGCTGCAGGTAGTCGACGACCACCCCGGCTATCCCGCCTTTCCGAGCGACGCCGCGCGCGAATCCCTTCACCTGCTGCACCGTCACTCCCGAACGGTCGTCGACATAGATCGGCAGACGCTGCACGGCGGACTTCGCAAGAACGAGCTGCGCCTTGTCGCTCTGGGAAAGGTCGTGCCGTGTCATAGACGACATGGGGATCTGGCCTCGTTGAGCTGCCAGGCGCTCTCGGAGTTGATCTCTGCTCATCTCCAGCGCTGAGAAGGCAACCGGTCCGTGGTCCGCGAGTGACGCGGCGATCTGCAGCCCTACATTCGACTTGCCGCCCCCTGGCCGTGCACCGACGACATACAGAGCCCCCGCTTTGAGCCCTCCTAAGAGGTCATTGATCTCGTGCCATGGGGTCGGCACGTACGTCGGGGGAGTGTCGAGTGACGCGACCCACTCGTCCCAACCTTCTCCGATCGTCTGGGCAGCGACAGTGCGCTCTCCGAGAATCCCCTCGAGCTCGACGCGGATCTGCTCGATGGTGTCGTTCGGGTCGCCCTCGCCGAGGTAGCCGGCGCGGGCGACCTTCTCGCCGAACTGGATCATGCGGCGATGCGCTGCCTTCTCCCTGACGATCTCCGCGTAGAACCCCGCATTGGAGGCGGTGGGGACGATGCTCGTCAGCTCGTGCAGGTAGAGCACGCCACCGGGGACGCCGGGGAGTTTCCCGGTGCGCTGCAGTTCGTCGCCGACGGTGATCGCATCCACGGGATGCCCGCCGGCGTGCAGGGCCGCGACTGCGTCGAAGATCGTCTCGTGCTTCGGCTCGAAGAAGTCCGTCCCGCGCAGCACGTCTGCGACCTCTGCGGCGGCTCGGGCGGAGATCATCGCGGCGCCGAGCACCGACTGCTCAGCGACCACGTCGCGCGGCTCGCCACGTTCGTCCGTCGGTGGGAGCGCCAGCTGCGCACCACCCCACGGGTCCTCGGTCTGCGGGTCGTAGTCGCTCATGCTTCCACCCCCAGCCACCTCGACCGCAGATGCGCGACCCACTCGTGGTCGTCGCGCCGTTCCGCGAACTCCTCCGCTGGGACCCCAGCAGCAGCACAGAGCATCTGCTCAGCCGCGGTGAGTGCCGGCGGTTCCCATGCGCGCTCCTGCTTCAGCCCGGTGATGCCCTCGACGATGTGCACCGGCATCAGCCACTCGTGCGACGACCGCAGATGCTCCCTGACCGCCTCAGCAGCGTCGGCGAAGTCGAACTCGCCGATGACCGCGAACCACGCTTCGACATGCTCGGCCTCCACGCGACGGTTGTCGAACGCGGACACGATCGCGAGCAGCTTCGCCACCTCTGATTTCTTCACGCCCCAACCTCCTTGCGTTCTTCGTTCTCGTACTGCTCCGCGAGCGACAGGTTCGCGACGACCGCGGCCCCGCGACGGCCTCGGGTGGCCTGCGCGCGCAACGTTTCGTACTTCTCCCGCAGCTTCGAAGCCGACAGGATGTTGCCCCGCCAGAACTCGTCTGACTGGCACCACCGGATCGCGTTCGCGATCTGCTCCTCGGAGCGCCCATCCCGGTCTATGAGGAGACGCATCGCGTCCCGATTCGTCTTGTTCCGACTCGGGAGCTTCTTCACGCCGTTCTTCGTGAGCTCGGAGTCGAGGAGATCGAGGAGCCGTTCGACGTCGGGTCTGTCCTCAGACACGACACTCTTATTGGGTACGGGTACGGGTACGGGTACGGGTACGGGTACGGGTACGGGTACGGGTACGGGTACGGGTACGGGGGCAGCGTTTCGGCCCTGGTTCGTAACCTGGTCGGTAACGTCCTCCGTAACCGGGTTACCGGGCTGGTTACTCTTTTGGTTACGCTCGCGCCACTTCCGCAGTTTTTCAGCGTTCTTGGCTCGTCGCTCCTCGGCATCAGCTCGTGAAGGCTGGCGTTCGTCCCACTGGTGGAACTGAAACCCGCCCTCGACCTCGTCCCAGAGGTCCGCAGCGACGAGAGCATCTGCTTCGTCTCGAGTGCCGAGCATCGACACCGCGGCGGCCGACACGAAACCATCGGTGAGTTGCTGCGCGCACCATGCTCCGGCGCGCACCCACAGACCCATCGCGGCGTTGCCTGCCTCAAGCACCTTCGGGTGCGTGGCCAGGCTGTCGTCGACCTTGAACCACATCTCGATCACCTCCTCACTGGGGCAACTGCCCCGACTTGCTCGCGCCATTCGTCCCACTCCTCGCCATAGACCTCGCGCATCATCTCCGCCGCCTCATCGGCATGGATCGGCAGCGCCGCCCCACCATCGGTGAGTCGCGCCCACCCGATCGAGTGCGCGTAGAACACGGGCACCGCGGACGGATCCTGCACCCAGCGCCGCACCTTCCACCCGTAGATCAGCGCGAACGTCTGCAGGTCGTGCTCGGCCCGCCAGTTGCACTCGAAGCAGAGCGTGAGCGAGTCCGTGATCGATGGGGGAGTCTTCGATCCGCCCATGCCGACCGCGCGGCGGTGCTGGTGGGTGAGCCGGTCCGTGCGCCCGCACGCCGCGCAACGATCGAGGTCGCGCTCGTACATGTCCTGACGGGTGGCCTTCGTCGGGGCGGTCATGCGAACACCGCCGACTTCGTCGCCCGGAACTCGTGCACACCTGTCCACGTCATCCGGTTCATCGCGTGCGGCGCTTCGAGCGTGAGCATCCCCTTCCGGGTCCGCCCCTCCACTCGCCACGGCTGCGGCTCGTCATCGACGCGGACGATGTCACCGACGTGGATCTCTTCGAGCTTCACCATCACGCCCTCCTCGGGTTCGAGGCGAGCTGGTAGGTGGCGAGCACGAGCTTCGACTGCGTCTGGAGACTGCTCTTGCGGGAGTCGACGAGGTCGGCGAGCCCTTTCGCATACCGGTACGCGATCTGCGCCGCGGCTTCCTCCGCCCGTTCCTGCTCGGTCGCGAGATCCACCGCCGCGGTTCGCTCGGCCGCGTTCTTCCCCTCGGCGCCTGCCTGTGCTTTCGACTTCGCCCGCAGCAGCACCTCGGCGGCGTCCCCGCGCACCCGGTCGGCTTCCTTCACGATCCACAGCGCCTTGTTCGCGACGGAGTCGACGCGCTCGAGCTGAAAGATGATCTCGTCCGGTGTGCGGATGGTGCCCGGGGCGGGCGGCTCGATCGCGATCTCCTGCCGCATCTTCGCCACCCACCCCTCGACCTCCGCGGCGGTGTGCGGCTTGGCGTTCACGCCTCACCCCTGGCTAGAATCTCGGCCTTCGCTCCGCGCAGCACCTGGTCGAGGTTCATGCCCTCCGCGACCGGGGCGCCGAGCAGGCCCTGCTCCTTCGCCTCCCCGTGCAGCGTGCGCAGCATGTCCACGCCCTGCTCCGCGCTCTCCGCGTCGAGGCACTGCTGGATCTTTGCCGCCCACTCCGCCGCGTTGTAGGCGGACTGCTCCGCGACGATCTCAGCCTCGATCGGTTCCTCGTCGACCGGCGCCGGCTGCACGCTCTTCGGCGCGGGTCGGGGCGCCTGCGGCGCGCCCTGCTTGGGTGCGTCGGCCTGGTCCATCTCCTCGGCCGAGTAGAGGCCCGACAGATCCTGCGGGAACGCTTTCCGAAGCGCCAGCATCTCCGCGCACTTCCCGAGCATCAGGGCCGGCATTTTCTTCCAGATCGGCGACCCCGCGTTGTAGGCGTCGAACGTCGCCACCGCATAGAGCGGCTCCACGAACCCCTCACGGTGGATCCCGACGCGCGCCGCACGGGGAGGCTCCTTGTCCAGCCACACGTCGAGCCACTCGCGGCCGTCAGCCGTCCACTGGGTGGGCGTCTGGCCGCGGTATTCGCGGGAGCGTTCCGCGACGAGGCGGGCGCCGTCGATCGAGATCTGCGTCGTCCATTTCCCGCCGCGCTCGATGCAGTAGATCTGTCGCGCGATGGGATCGAGCTGCGTGCGCTGGCAGTGCGACAGGAACGCTTCGACCACCGGGCGGGGCGCCAGTCGACGGTTCGCGGCGGGACCCGACACGAGGCCGGCGGCTTCGACGAGCGCGGCCTCCTGCGGCGTCCACGCGTTCGGATCTCCCGTGGTGGGGAGTGCGAGTGCGGTGCTCATACCTTCTGCTCCTTCGTCTGCTTGCCGGGCGTGATCGTTGCCCGCGCCGGCTTGCCCTTCTTCACGGCTCGCACCGTCTTCGTGTGCTGGTTCGCCAACTCGTCGAACGCGGCCTGCAGCTTCGTCACGCGGGCCTTCGCCCGGGCGAGCTGCTGCGCCTCCTTCGGGTGCGCCGCCTCCGCCGCTTCGAGGTCGACCACCTCGTCGTCGAACTCCTCATCCGGGGTGCCCGGCGTGATCGTCACCCGAGCGAGCGGAGACTCCTGCGAGATGCCCCGCGCGATCACGGCCGCGTAGGACTCCTTCTTGAGCGCCGTCCACGCCTTCTCCTCGTTGATCGCGCGGAGATAGTTCAGCGCGTGGGTATCAACCTCCTCATCGATCACGGGCCCGCCCTCCTCGCGCTGCCGATCGAGCTCCGCGAGGAACTCATCGGCGAGCTTCACGAGCTCAGCGATCAGGACGTCGTCGCGATCGATCCAGTAGCGATGCTCCGGGCCGGCGAAGAACGAGCCGTCAGGGTTCTCGAGTCGCTCTTCGACGACGAACCGGCAACGGGCGGCGCCGATCACGAACATCACCCACTGCACCTGGAACAGGTAGCCCTTCGCGTCGAAACGCTCCGAGCCCGGCGGGAGGTCATAGCCCGCGGTCTTGATCTCCGAGACATGCAGCTCGTCGTCGAACGTCACCGACAGCCCGTCAGGCGAGGCGAGGTAGCGCGAGTTCGCCGGGTGATGGAACACTCGCGACTCCGGTGCGAACCCCTCGCCCGCGAGCCGTGCCGCGATGACCGGCTCACGCTCCTTGCCCCACCCGATGACGGGCACGTGGGACAGATCCGCGACTTCGTCGACCCGGCCGAGCTTCCGATCGATAAGATCCTGCTGCGAGGTGTACGAGGAGCGGCCGATCTTCCGCAGGTAGAGGTCACGGACCTCTGTGGCGGTGATGCCCTGTCGGCGTTCGGCGAGCCAGGCCTCGCGGTCCTGGTCCGAGGCGCCGGCGCGTGGCTCGAGGTCGAGCAGCACGGGCACCGGATCGAGATCGGTGAATGCGAGGCTCACTCGGACTCACCGCCCCAGGGGATCGTGGGCAGCTCGGCGCCGTCCGCAGCATCCTCCAGCGGCAGCGGCTCGTTCCCCGTCCGCTTCACGTAGGCGTCCGTGAGGAGCTTGCGAGCCGCCTGAGCCTCCGCGCCGGTCAGCGGTTCGACTTGCTTCATGCGCACCGTCGCGGTCCGCATCCCGTCGTTCAGATCCTCGACGAGGGTGTGACCACTGATCACGACCACCGCCACGACGTCGTCGTGCTGCGCGCTCTTGAAGTGATCCTCGAGAGCTTGCAGGCCGTCGAGTTCCTCGTCGGGACGCTTCGACGTGTACTTGAGCACCATGGTGTTTCCTTCCGTTGGCCCCAGCCCGGTCAGGCGGGGGAGTCCTTGAGTTGCCGTGCTTTGAGGTCGAACCGGCGATGGCACGGCGTGCACCGGGGCTCGTAGTGGTCGAGCGAAAGGGAGTAGGCGCACAGTGAGTCGCCGAGGTACTCCTGCAGTTCTTCGGGATCGGAGTTGTCGTAGGACCACTCGTTCGCAGGGCCTCCGCAATCGACGCACTTGTAAGCCGCCGCCTTCCCGCGTTGCCGGAGCAGCCGCTTGTGGATGCCCGCATGCGTGATCTCGGCACCCTTGATCGGGCGTCCACTCGGCGCCATAGCGCGCGGGTCACCGTGCGTCCTGGCCCTCGCGTAGTGCTTGGAGCAGAGACCCTTCGCGAGCGCTACAGTCGTGCACTCATCGAGCGAGCACGACCTCTTCCTGCGAGGCTTCGTCACGAGCGGGTCGCCGTGCTTTCGCCACCTCCCGTAATGCAGGGTGCACATGCGTCGCGTGGCAGCATCCCGTTCGCAGGTTGCGACCATGCAGGGGCCAGTTGCTCCGAGCGGGTCGGTTGGTTTCAGGCAGATCTTGGGATCGCCGTGCTGCTTCCAGCGGTGGTAATGCTTCACGCACATGGCGCGGGAGAGCGCCGCGGTTGTGCACCCCTCGACGGTGCAGATCTTCGGGCTCACGATGCGCTCGCTTCGAAGATCCGAATCTCGGTTCGAGCATCGTCACCGGCCCCGTAGAAGCGCTTGATCCGGAGATCTTCGATCTGCTCATCATCGGCATACGCTGCGCCGTTCAAGGCGTCGGTAGCCAGCTTGCCCAAGTTGTCGGCATCCACTCCGCGCCGAGTCGCCCGGTAGAACCGCGCCTCGACCAGCAGCCGGCCGGTGAGCGGTTCAGCGCCCGGGTATGCCGCCCGGAACGCTGCGAGCACGCGCGCCTCCGCCTCCCGGGTGCGCTTGGGAGTGAACGAGCGCCCGCTCTTCGTAGCTCTCGGGCGTTCCTTCGGGAGCGGCTCCCCGCCGATCCGAAGCGCGAACCGCGGCACCCAGGTCACTGCTTCACTGCCTGGTCGATCCGGTGCGAGAGGCGGACGAGCCACCCCCACCACCCAGCAGGAGTACGCCCGCGACGACCCACACCGGCACCGCGGCGACCGCCACCCATCCGGGCGGGATTAGGCCGGCCACCGTGGCGAGCAGCGATGTGATCGCGAGCCCGCACAGGACCCGCCACACCAGGAGCGACGGGGAGCACCTTCGTGTCCGTGTGGCGCGCATTCACTGCTCGCCCCACTTCTGCTCCTCAGCGTGCGCGATCCGCCGCGTCTCTTCACAGTTCGGGCACTCGCACCCCATTCGGATCCGCTCGAGAATCGCCCGCCCCTCGGGGGAGTTCACCGGGATCGCGGTTAGGGGGCCGCGCCGGATCTCGTTCTCGATCGCGTCGTTCGCGAGCTCGAGCATCTTCACGAGCGCACGCTCACTCTGACGCCGGCGCCGCTCGACCCGGAGCGTGTGCACGAGGTAGGTGCCGCAGACCGCGACGAGCGCGATCCCGACGATGAACAAGGGGTCCATGATGGGGGTTCCTTCCGAAAATGGGTGTGAGAGACCGCGCCACCCAGCAGCGGCGTCGGATTGATGAAGCTGGAGAGGAGTGGGCTTCTACGCGCGCGGCTCAGATGCCGTCGAGCGGATCCACTCGGTGATGTCGGACTGTTCGTAGATGACCGTCTTCAGCGATGGCTTGAAGAAGCGAGGCTTGAGGTTCTTCTTGCGCCGCTCCGCGAGGATCTCCTCGGTCATGCCGGGGATCTGCTCGCACACGTCCGCGGGCGAGAGCCAGACCGGGGCGGACGCCTGGGCCTTACTGCCCGCCCGCAGCGGGACAACTTCGGCGCTCACGGGACCACCGCCAGGTCGGTCAAGGTGAGGAGATCGTCCAGGCTGCAGAGGGGGAAGGCGAGCTTCAGCCCGGCGATGAACTCGTTCGACGGCACCGACTTTCCCGTCGAGACCCGGTACAGCGTCGATGGGTCGACCTCCAGGCGGCGGGCGAGTTCGGCCTCCGAGGTGATCCCGTTCGCCCGCCTCAGCTCGTCGAGCTTCTGCCGGTTGAGCATGAACACCTTGCGTGTTGCGTGTGTGCTTGTGGATTGCATGGCAGCAACAATAGGCGTGGGCGTGCAGCTTCGCAACACGATTGCATGGCCGAAGATGCAGGAATGGCGCAATCGCGCCGATCTGCAACGCAAACCTATTGCACGCGTGCATGATCTGAGATACGATCGCTTCTGTGGAAACGAAGGCATGGACGCGCTATCTCGAAGCAGTCACGCACCCAGACAACGATCGAACTGTGGCGGAGAAGCTTGGCATCAGTCCGTCGACGATCTCGCGATGGGCGAGCGGCGCCGTGGATCCCAAACCGCGGCAGGTAGTCGCACTGGCCCGCGCATACGACAAAAACCCCCTGACGGCCTTGATCGCCGCTGGCTACCTCGATGAGTCTGATCTGGGGGACGAACTCACGATCACCGTCGCCCAAGACCTCGAAGAGGTGAGCACCGAGCAACTGGTCGGGGCGCTGCAAGAGCGGCTTGAGGTGATCGACCAGTATCTGTCCTGGATCGAGGAGATTGGGGGAGGCCGCAGCTCGAACGCGGGCCTCAGCGTGGATGTGCTCCGGTACATCCGTCCAGGCGTCGCGCCATCTGAGGCTCGTGGCGACGTTTACGTCAACGCCCTCGGGGACAGACTCCAGGGCGTGGAGGCAAATGGGCAACGGCTATACAGGCCGGCGGACAATGTCGGTGGTGCGCGCGAGACTTCTGAACCCAGACAGAGCGACTACGACCTGGTGTCTCATCCCTACACGGAGGAGACGGGCGAGCTGATGGACGAATAGGAGGCCCATGCAACGACTCATCGAGTACGCGTCTGAGATCGGGGTGACGTACGAGTTCGTGAAGGACCTCAGCCCGGTCCACCCTGGCAGGTACTCCGACTCGAAGCGGCACATCGAAGTGCTGGACGGGATGACGAATGTGAAAACGGTATGCGCGTTTGCGCACGAACTTGGTCACGCGACGATGCGGCACACGTCCTCGATTTTCAGCTACATCAACGCGCGGCAGGAGCGAGCGGCCGACGAATGGGCGGCGCACTTCCTCATCGACGTTGACGAGTACCGGCACGCGGAAGCGAAATACGGAACACGAACCGACTGGATCGGACAGGAGCTCGGAGTGCTCGATCGCCTTGTCGTCGCGTTCGAGCGAAGCCTCCACCGGATCGGAGACACGATCTATGTGAACCCCAAGATGGGGTCCGGTCAGTGCAACGCCAGATACTCGGCCTAAATGCAGAAGGCCCCCGAACCGCGGATCCGTCGCCAAACAGAAACCCGCGGCCCGGGGGCCCGAACACGATCCACCAGAAAGGTGAACCGATGCGAACAAAGATAGTCGAGCGCGCCCGAAAGCGGGCCCGCTGATGGCCACGATCAAGCCCTACGACACCGCGGCCGGGAAGCGGTACCGCGTGCGCTACAGGAAGCCCGACGGCGCCCAGACGGACAAGCGAGGCTTCAAGACGAAGAAGGAAGCGGAGCTCTTCCTCGCGTCAACTACGATCTCGAAGGCCACAGGGGACTATGTCGACCCGCAGGCGGGGAAGATCACGATCGGGCAACTCGGCCCAACGTGGCTGGCGGGTAAGAAGTCCGTGGTGAAGGTGTCGCAGTACGCGTCACTCGAGTCGAGCTGGCGCACGCACGTGCAGCCCGAGTGGGCCGACCGCGCCGTCGCGAGCATCAAGAAGTCAGAGGTGCAGACCTGGATTGCTGACCTGCGAGGCCGCCGCTCGGCGACGGTCGTGCTACGGGCCCACGGGATCCTCGCCGGCATCCTCGACAGTGCAATGCACGACGGGCGGATCTCGAAGAATCAGGCCCGCGCCGTGCAGCTCCCGAGGAAAGGCCGGGCCGGAAAGACCTACCTGACGCACGACCAACTGCAGCGTCTCGCGGCAGCCTCCAAGTATCCCACGCTCATGCTCGTGCTCGGCTACACCGGTCTCCGCTGGGGCGAGGTGAGCGCGCTCAGGGTGAAGCACGTGAACCAAGTGCGGCGGCGGTTCTCGATCGAGGAGAATGCTGTGCTCGTCGGCTCTGTCATCCATCCGGGCACCCCGAAGACGCACGAGCACCGCACGGTCCCGTACCCGCGCGTGCTCGCCCGGCGAATCAGGGAGCTCTGCGAAGGACGCGACCCGAACGAGCTCCTGTTCGGCGACGGCACCCACTACATGCGGCTCCCGCACCCCTCGCACTCGTGGTTGAACGAGGCGGCGCGGAAAGCGCGAGAGCAGCGGGAGCGAGAGGTCGCAGCTGCGAAGGCGGCGGGCCGGAAGCTGGTGCTCACGCCGGTGCCGACGGTCTCCGTGCACGAGCTCCGTCATACCGCGGCGTCCCTCGCAGTGTCGTCGGGGGCGAACCCGAAGGCCGTGCAGCGGATGCTCGGGCATGCGTCTGCGGCGATGACGCTCGATACGTACGCGGATCTCTTCGAGGACGACCTGGACGGGGTCGCGGATCGGCTCTCGGCGGCCGCGGAGAAGGCTGGTTTGGCGGCGTGA